TTTGAAGGTCGAAATATTCCCATATAGGCCATTCTTCATTCATGACTTCCGCCTCCTTCCGTTTCTAATATAAGGCAAACGTTCCAGGTTGTCAAGTCCTCACCGCACAGGAGCGGGGATGAAACTTGCGCGGCACCTGCAATTTGGATGCAAAGGGGGCATCATGACTCCAACTGGAAAAGGTTCATTATATCTGACTCGGACACCATCCATTTGACTACATGCAGGACATGTTCTTTCATCGAAAGCCGTGACCCATTCTTTCTCCGATTCCTTGCCAGCCAGTCCAGCTTTCACCGCCCGGTCCCAAGCCTCCAGCGCACCATAATTCTCAGCAGCGATCATCTCAGTCCTCGCGATCGTCTCGGCTCGCCGCTTGATATACCTCTGAGTCAGCTTTTCAGTCAGTTCTCGGGCTCGCTTAGGCGATACCCCTTGCTCAAGAAGCCTCGAGTGATAGCGCTCGATAGCCTGCATTTGCCGCGCATTAGGCCCGATCATCGACCTTATCCGTCGGGCCGCCACTAGCGGATTTTCGCCTCGCTCTAACGCCTGATCTAGGGCTACTTTGATGCCCTCGATCGTTTCGGAAGACAGGTCCTTCACCCGACTGAGTCCATACTTCTTTAGCCAAGCGCGGACCCAGGAGTCCCCAGGAACCAGGCGCCGATCCCAACCCCAGTAGACGACCTCCCGATTGGCGTGGTAGATAAAGTGTGGATTAAAGACCTCCCACGCCTCAAGCAAAGCCGCACTGACAATGCCAGCCTTCTTAAGATCTCGAATGAAGGCATCAGGTTTTTCCTCTTCCAAAGCCTCCCGAAGGTCCTTGCTTTTAACCTTGCGCTGGATCTCTTCAAAGGCGTCGATGAAAGCTTCGCGCGCTTCTTTGACCGAAACCTTCTTGCCCTTCGCTTTAGACAGGCCCTCCGCCCTTGAGTGGGCTGCCGTGCAGGAGAAAAGGAGGTGAGAGCGGAGGGCCATCTATGTCTCCGTCTTCTTCACCGGAAGCCCTACCTGCGCCCTCAGGGCGTTCTCCAGGTCCTCGTCCGGGAAGAGCTCGGCACCCGCCCTGCTCAGGGCGTCGATCAGCTTAGTCACTTCGTCGAGATCGGGCACCCTCGGCAAGCGGGCCACCAGCTTGGGCGGATTGTCGATCCCGAAGTCATTAAATTCGAACAACTGACGGACTGCCTTGGCGTTGATCGTGTCCGCGATGGAGTTCAGCCAGGCTATGAGCGCGGTCTCGAATACGGTTCGCTTCTCCCGAGCCAAAGCGTAGGAACCCTTGCTCTCCAAGCCCAGCAAAACGAAGTCTGCCAAGACTGTCTGCGCTATGGCATGATCGTATCGCTGGATGATCTCTGAGGTTTCAAATTGCTTACTCCCCGCAGATGAAATCAGTTCCAGGCGCATAAGCTCCCGGGGCCCGCCTTCGGCGTACGGGTCCATCGGAAGGAGAAGGCCAGCTTCCTCGTCTTGGCGGATGTTCTCGACAAGACTTTGCAACCATGCCCTGTCCTTCTCTTTGTCAGGGTCGGTCAAGTAATCATAAGGTACGTACAGAACAGGCAATCCAGCGAGATCCCTTTCCGCTCCGATTCCTTCCAGAATCTGCAAGTTTTTCTTAAAATACCATGACAAGTAGCAGTTTCGAAGTATACTGCGGCCCTCAGGATTTCCTTTATGTGCTTCAGTTCTGAACAAAAGGAATTTATCTGCTGGAATATATCTCTGCTTATAATCAGGCGGAGCCACCTGCCATAACCCCTTAAGGTGCCCAGAGGAATCCATGTCCCACCTAGTGATTGTCTCCTGCGCCCGGATCGAAAAGTCCCGCCAGGCTATGCGCTTGTCATTGTACTTAGAACGGCCTGAAGGCGGAGCGTCAGGGCCTTCCCGAACCTTCCATAAGATTTCAAACACTGCAAACCCATAGACAAGAAAGCTCTGAACCTCAGAAATGAACTCCGTCCATGGCGTCTCCATGTCGTACATGCATTGCTCGAGGAAATCGGCAGCTTCCCTGTCCGCTCTAGAGTCTCCGCCCGGTTCGACGGACCACTGGGCGCCCCTTAGGATATGAGAGATGGCAAAGAGGATGGAGCCGACGGTCGAGTCGTTGTCCCGCATCTCGCGCCAGACTTTCCGGCCCTTCTTTCCTTGGAGCTCGGAAAGCCACTCCTCGCGCAAGACGCCGGACCAGATCGACAGGCCCGGAACCCCGAGCGTCTTGAAATCCGGCTCCTTCTTCTCAGCCATCACATACCTTTCGCCGCTGCCAACGAACTCTTCAAGAAGTCTTTTATCAGCTCGAACGCCTGCGACTCGGTGAAGCCCGCGTCCTTCAAGGCATCAAACAGACAGCGAAGCAGGCGAGCAAACTTACCTAAGTTCTCCTCGAATTCACTTCCTTCGCCAAACGGCCAGATCTTCTCGTCTGTCATGACCCCTCCTCCCTATCCTAGCACCCTCGTCAAGATAAGCAAGCGAATTGAGCTCCATTCGTGCCAGTCGGCGACGGTACCAGGCAGTCACAATCCGACTGACTAGCTCAAGCGGATAGAACACCAGATAGTCAATCATCACCCGCTTTGAATCCAAGCTTCTTAAGCAACTCTTCCAGCTCTTCCTTTTCATCATCGGTTAAGCAAGTCTCCCCGCCTTCCACGATGTAGCAGCCAAACATCGGGTTAAGGATTCCTCCAAGCAAGAAGGTTCCCTTCGGTGACTTTCGCGTGAAGAACAAAGGCTCATACCAGACTTCCTCCCAATGGGGAAGAAGCTCGATATCTTTCGCGACAGACTGAAGACATGCTTCAAGCTCCTTGCCGAACTCTTCCCTCGCCTTGGCGTAAGCGGCGAACCTCGCCTGCATCCGCTCCCATGCCGCTCTGAGGTCCTTCATAGCTACCTCCTACACATACGGCCCCATATGGATCCTGACCGGAAATGTGGACAGAGCATCTCCGGCCTCCGACAATATAAAGGCTACCACCTTCGCCACCTGTTCAGGCTGCATTATCTTGGACTGGTCCTCTTCAGGCGCTATCTTACGTCTCAAAGGCGTAGCCACCCGCCCAGGACAGAGATTGTAGATCCGAATCCCATACTCGATGAGCTCTTCAGCAGCGGAGAGCGCGAGAGAATTTAGGGCAGCCTTCGAAGCTGCATAAGCAGCCAAGCCCGGCGAAGCTCTCAGGCTTGTGGACGATGAAAACAGAACTATCTTCCCGCCTTGCGGGAGGATCTTCCGAGCGCGCCTGAGTAATAAATAAGGTCCCCAGAAATTTACCGAGAAGGTCCCGAGGGCTCGCTCCCTGCTCACCTCCTCAAGTTTGCCCGGGAAAACTACTCCAGCCGTCCAGACAACCGCCTCGAACGGCTCCAGCGGATCCTCGAACGAAGCAAGGAGAATGTCCGTTTTCATTGGATCACTGAAATCGCACCAGAAAATCTTCGCCCCATGAAATTTTTGTAACTCAATCGCTTGTGATACATTCGTATTGTAAGTCGCAATAACCTGATCCCCGCGGCTTGCAAGCTCTTTGACTATTGCGCTCCCGATCCCTCCGCACCCGATCACCAAGACTTTCATCCCCTTACCTCCGCCTTTCGGTCCCGCAACCGCATCAGCTCCCTGGCCACGACTTCGCCCGAGCGCCCTCGGAGCTCCGATGGAAGTATACCCTCCACGAACTCCTCCACACCAGTCCCTAGCTCACCCGTTTCCCAAGCCATCCTAACTAGGTCTACCAATTCCTCCTCCGAGTTGGCGTGCCATCCCAAGCCTCGCTCGTAAATGACGGCTTCGAACGAGCCGGGCCACTGCTTCAAGATAGTTTCCTTGACGAGCCAGTCCGGGAAGACAACCGGGACGCCGAAGGCCCAAGCCTCGTAGAGAGTCGAGCCCGCGTCGGCAATCACGACCGCCGCTTTGGGGAGAAAATCTCGAAACAGCCGCTTGGAATGAACAGGGTGTGAAATGATCTCCAAAGAAAACTCCCTTTTCAGCCGGTCCAATAGCGCTCCCGAGAACCGGCCTTCCGAGGTGACGTCGGGCGTCGCTTCGTGGGTCGGGGCCCACATCAGGAACTCGCGGGACCTTTCCAAATCCCAAACGGGATCGAGGAAAGGATACCCCACCACCGAGATCGCGTCCGGCGACATGCCCTGGTCGACGAGCTTCTCTTTCCACGCCGGGCCCGAGACCAGGACGTGACCGTAGCCCGACATCTTGTCCGCGTTTCGCCAGTTCTTGTCCGCCAAACCATGCGATAGGAAAACGTCGGCCTTCGGAAAAATTTCCCACGACAGCGACACGTTCAAATCAACGGAGGAAGGCTCATAGGCGATAACGCCTTCTTTTAAGTGAGCGAGGATCGGCTCGACGTGAGCCCGATCCACGACCTCGTAATTGCCCCTCCTCACTAGAAAGCGAATCTTCATCTCTTTCGCCACGGAGATTCCCGCCCTATGCTTATCGGCAAAGGCACGTCCGGCCTCCGTGCGTCCACGGCCGCGTAAGCCAACGCCACGGCGTCGCCCCAGTCAGGCGAAGGGACGCCCCTTTTCCGCATCTGCTCCTTCGACTCCAACTTTATCTTTCCGGCCGACGTGTAGCTGTACTTCCGGCCGGTCAGATCCCGCACGACGTTCCGATCCTTGAACACCGGACCCCAAGCCTCGCCCTTTTGCAGCATCTCGGCCAAGTTCCACCACATCTCCGCCGACTTGTTTTCGAAGCGCTCCCTTTCTATCGGTCGCCCTCCGAACTCCACTCCTACGACGGGGTAGCCTTGCTCCTTCAATCGATCAACCACCCCCGCGCCAACTCCATTGACGTCCACCTTGATCAGCTCAGCCTTGACCTTGCGCGCGAAAGCGATCAAACGCCCCGCCGTTTCCATCGTGCTCCCCGGCGGACACTCCTGCAATGCGAAAGCGCAGCCTCCCTTGCGCGCCACAAAGACCGTGTGATCCCCGCCGTAGCGGGCTATGTCCGCGCCCACTTCCACTTTCCCTTCCCCGGGTTCGTTCCTCAGTCCCGCCTTTTCTACCCAAGACAGCGCAACTAAGACGTTCTCGCTCCGCTCCGCAAATTCGCCCAGGACCCACACCTTCCACTCCCAGGAATTCTCGCCATACCTTTGCCGGATCTCCTCCACGTCTTCCTTGGTCACGAGGCCCGGAATGACGACCCTGCCGGTCTCGACGTTGGGGGATTCCAAGGCCGAGATGCCCATTTGAGAAAACTGCGAATCTCGGAAAGCCTCATAGAACGGTCCTTCCACGAGCGTCGGGTTCCCGATCATGAGCAGGAACGAAAACCGCCCGCGGAGGAGGGTTTGGATTCCGGACCAAACCTCCCAAGTCAAACCCTGCGCCTCGTCCACCACGACGAGGATGTGCTCGGAGTGAAGGCCCTGGATGTTGGAAGTCGCCCAGTTAGGAACGGCGACTCCGGTCACCAACACGTTGGGGTCGGGTCGCCACGTGGTCTGGAGGGGCTCCTCCCCGAGCCTGTAGCCCCGGTTAAATGCGGCCCGCCAGGTCTTCCGGATCTCCCGCCAGATGATGTCCCGCACTTGCCTGAACGTGGGGGCGGTGGTGACTACGACCGCGGGCCGGAAGTGGGTGGCGAACAAGACGACCGCTTGGGCCGCGGTCCAGGACTTGCCCACGGCGTTCGCAGACCGGACCACGAGGCGGCGGGAACGGAAGAGCTCCTTCAGAATCTCTTCCTGGCGGGACCACGGCTCGGCACCGGTGACTCTCCGGATCCAGCCGGCCGGATCCACCAAGTCAAGTGCAGGATGGTCAACAGTGAGAGTCCCCACGCTCACTCTCCACAGTCGTATCCCGCCCACTTCGCCCACTCGCGCGGAGTGGGCTTCCGTTCGGTCTTCTCTTTGTCTTCATTGATCGCTCGCGCGTTATTCTCAATCGTTCGCGCGCGGTCTTTTGCCCGGTTGAGCGGTTTCCTCCCGGCCATTACGCCCTCTTCTTCCTCAATCCTAAATCACACCGCTTCTTGGCTACCGAGTTACGGCTCCTCACTTTGCCCCGCGCTCGGTTGCAAGGCAACTTGCCTATCGCCCGGGCCAGCTCCTCATCGGTCATGTGCTGCCAGTTGGCTCGCAAGAACTCGATCTCCTCCCTGAGCCACATGTCCTTTTCATCTCGCTTGCGTGATGAAGCTAGAACCTTTCTTGCTCGCTTTCTCAGCTCTCGCCATTTCTTGCCGTTCCTGTAGCGCTGGGTTCGAAACAGACTCCAAACATACTCCTCGGTGTCGCCGTATTTCTCTGCCAATTTCTTCACTATCTTGGAATTCGGCTTGCTTCTGTAGGAATCCACTTCGCGGATCAACTCTTCAAGCTCAGTCTGCTTCCAAAATGTCCCATAAGCGGTTCGGACTTCGACCAACACCTCCCTCTCCTTCACGACAACCCCACTTTCAGCTTGCGCGATTTGGCGAACTCCTCGACCACCTTTAGAAATTCCTTGTCGGTCAGCCTCTCCTTCACCTCCCCCTCGATCCAGAACGTGCTCTCCGACCTCTCGGTCGGTCCGCCTTCAAGAAGCTCCAGCGCCTTGATGATGTCCGTCAAAGCCTTTGGCGCTTGGTGAATGAACCGCAAGAGTTCGTTTGGAGAAAGTTCCTCCCACCTGCGAAGGATGGCTGCCTTCTCTTCCGGGCTCGCATTCTTAGGCATGACCATCTGGGCGAGCGCTACCTGCCAAGCCTTGGTCAGTCCATCGCGCAGGAATTTCAAAATTTCCCGCGACTTTTCCCGCGAATCTTCGCTCCGGGCTATGACTTGCTCCGTCTCCTGCTTAAGCTGCTTACGGGTCTCTGCCAGCATCTTTTCGGTGTACTTGCGCCTTTTCTCCCGCCATTTCTCTTTCGCAGAATACTTATAGAGCGACTCGACGGGCACGCCGAGCTCTTCCGCCAGCTCTCGGATTGTGGGCTTCCGGGGATCCTCTATGTAGCGCTGGCGCGCCACTTCCACTTGAGCCGCGTACTTAATCCAGGCCATCTATCACTCCCTTTCTAGGATCATTATAATCTTCATTGCCTAAGACCTTCTACAATCGCGATATAAAAAACAGCCCAGATAAGGAATGACGAGAGAACAAGCCAGATCGAAAGCTTCCCCTTTCTTGCCTGCAAGATCAAGGCTGAATACGTTACTACAATGGCCAGAAGACCAATCGCAATCACAGTGCCCATGATAACAGCTCCTTTCCATACCTCATCTGATCGGCTCCAGCTCAAGCACCGCAGGCGGGTAGAAAACGTTGGTCCAGAACAGACGCCGATAATATTTCGCGGACGCCAACCACTTATTCGCTTCTATGATCTTTTGCTGTAACGCAGCCAGTTCCAGCTCAGATATGCTTTCGTTCTGTCTTGCCGCATGGACAGTGGCCTCTAGCGCCAGAAACTCTCTTATTTTTCCATTGACCGTGAGTCGGCACGCTCCCAGCAAGAAGAGTAGAACGGCCGCTAAAAGGATGCCCAAGCCGACCAAAAGACCGACTTCTTCAGAGGACATTCCACCCCCTCGCTTAGTTTGCCATAGCGCATATATCGCTGCCAGCACAAAAGGGACCGCAACTATCAGAACAACGCCCACTGCATGACCTCCTTTTTTCACCGCAAAACCTCTACGATCCTGTCCCAGTCACTTGGCCTCCACAAGCAGGCTTCCACCGTCCGCACTTTCTCCAGAGCGTCGAGCCATTCTCGCTGCGCGGACGTCGCTCTCCCTTTCTCGCTAATCGTAAGTATGATAAACCAACCAGCCGCACAGCTTCGCCAGGTCCCGCACTTGCTGCAGGAACTCTTTCTCTGTTATCGGCGGAATCTTAGCCCTCTCCATAGCCGGTAAGGAAGATATCGAATCCAGAACAAGACCCAAGCAGCACCCGGCACCTTTCGCTCATAAGGATAGCCTCGGATAGCGGGTCTGACAAGCGTGGGGCCGCTCCACCATGGCACGAAAAGGTGCCGGACGGCGTCACCGGACCCCCAACGAATCAGGACACTTCCTTCGCCCGCTCTTTGGACCTCGCCGAAGACGGGTTCACCGCCAAAGCGGGTTTGCACGAGCTCGCCAGGCTCAAACGGAACTTTCAGTTGCGATCCCCATTTCATCCTCCACCTCCTTAAGGCATCCGAAAGCCTCCACCGGATCGCCGACAGCCCAAGGCCTCCGCATGAACGAGCATTGCATAAAGCTTCCATCACTCGCCACGGTGAAGAACCTACTCCCCGCAGTGCAGCGCCCCACGGCCAGCCCGTCCAAGCCGACCTGGACGCCCGGAGTCTCGAGCGCCCGCGCGAGGAACCAAGCCTTATCGTAATCCGCAGTGTGCTTAGGTGCGAGCAAGACAAGCGCAGCTTTGAAGGTCTTGCAGGCTTTTAAGACTTCCCCGAAGTGCGGCTTGTCCTGATCCAGCATGATGAAGTTCACCATGCGCTGGACACCCAACCGATCGAGCAAAGCCAAGCCCTCCCGCAGCACTTCCAGATCGCCGTGGTACGAGACTGACACGGCGTCCAAAGCTGAGATCAGGCCGCGCTTAGCACTCAAAAGGAGACCGTTCGTGGTCAAGCTCACGGGCAGGCCGAGCCTGTGTATCGTTTCGACGATGTCCCCGAGGCCGTCGTAGAGCAAAGGCTCGCCGCCTCCCAAGGTGAATTGTTTCGTGAGAAGCGCGAGCTCCTCCACGAGCGCCTGCCACTCGCCGACGGCGAGCTCGGTCCTGCTCTTGGAGTAGCAGTAGGGACAGTCGAGTTGGCACCATCCCGAAACTTCTAGATGAATCACATCAAATTTCGGCATGGTCTTTCTTTCCATTCCTCATAGCAATCAGTGTGCCCTCCATCATAGGACTGCACTTCGATGCCGAGTTTCTCTTCCAGCCACCTGATGACGGGATAGCCCTGGGGTTGCGAGTGCTGATGGTAGAAGATGGCTCGGCGATCCCGGAGCCACAATCGAGCGGCGTATATCTTTTCTTTACGAAGCTGACCCCAGAATTCCTCCCAAGAGCCAGTCTGAGTTAGGATCTGTACTGCTCGTTCTTTTTCCTCCATCGTCGAAAAGACCCAGAACTCAAGCTCGTCTTCGGAGTCCTCGTTTTTCAAAAGCGGGAACTCATCCGCCGCAGCCAGAAGGATCTCAACTGGGTCAACGTCCATCTCATCAAGCTCATCAAGCCAAAAAACCAGCTCTGAACAATTAGGTTGAAGCCTCATTGTCACCTCCTTAACTCGCCAGCCGCAAGCCAGCCACAACGGCCAGCATGAGAAAGCTCAAAAGCCACAAGCCGCCGACAATGACATCCTCGCGAGTGTACCTAAGTATTGTTCCTCCTATAGTGACAGCTTCTCCACTTTTGCCTGGATGTCCTCTGGAGCTTCTTGTGCCATCCCTTTCAACGTCCGAGAGAGGATACTCACTTTAGTCACGGCCATATCAATCGGCTCCCCTTTGAACTTACCCGCCTTTTCGGGATTGCTGACCGCTTTAAGGAGCCAGTTCCAACCTCGATCAAAACTCTCTAGAGCTTCCCGTAACTGCTTAGCCACCAAGCCGATTTCAACCGGAGCTTCCTTCTCGATCGTCTGAAGAATCAGGATGTCTCGCTCGTGCATCATACCTCCTTTATCGCCACTTGCCGCGCCCGCGCCTTCACAAGGCGGTTAAAGAAGTCAAACGGGTCGCGAACCTGCCTCCGGGTCGCCATGAGACGGAGCCGGCCGTCCGCCGGGTCCTTGAACAGGACCCGGCCCCGTTCCGTTAAGATGTAGGCCGCGCCGTCCGCGAAGACGACGCGGTCTACTTCCTTGTCACCTCTCGCGCTGATTTTCGCCATCCTTGACTCCTTCCTGAGAGCCGTTTTGGTCCTCGCTGACTTCCTCCTCGAGCGCCTCCGGTTTGACCCAACAAGACCGCTGCTCGCTGGGAATCCAGATTTCGACGAGGCCGCCGATCTCGTCCCGAACCTCCACCCGTTCGCCTTTGTAGATTTTGGTTGCCATCCTGCCTCCTTTCCTCGCACTTATTATATACAACATTGTCGCTCGCTTGTCAAGACCTCGGCCGGAAACGCGCCCCCGGAAGGCATCGGGAGACGCGCCGCCTTGGCCAGAGAAAGAACGTTTACCGTCTCCTGGAAAGGAGCAGGCTTCCAGCCCGTTGCTTCCTGGATGAAACCGCCCTTGTCTCCGTTGCCAGGCACCCAGCACTTGTCAACCACGGGGAGCTCCAGCCAGTTCAACAGCTCGCCAGTGCTTTCTCGCTTGGGCCACGTGAAGAACGTCAGAAAGTCCTCCGGAAACCCGGTCACGTGGGAGGTGAACGGAGCCGCCTCGAAAATCGCTTCTTCGGGACAGATCACGGACCAATAGATCTTCGTTCTCTCCGGATCTCGGAGAGTTTCGATCCATCTCTTCCACAACTCGAGAGCGCTGACCTCTTCCGGCGAAAAATCATCGGTTATCGGATCCCTCTCGACTTCCCAGTACGACCTCAAGTAGCCGGAGATCTCGCCTCCGGTGGCGCGGCATCTCCAACGCCACGGGGCTTCTTCCAGATCGACTTCGCAAGAACCCAACCCCGGACAGCGGAGCTGTTTCTTCCCTCGCGCCGGCTTCCGCCGGAACCGCCCAACGGAGGCCGCCATCTTGTTGTAAAGAGGGCGTTCGGTTTTGATCGCTTTGGTCTCCGCGGCTTGGGCTTCGGCCAAGGTCGGGAAGTGCTCCACGTCCACCCGAACCACCTCGGACCACCACGGCTTGCTCGAGGCATGCTCGCGCAGTCGCCTCGGAAGGCAAGTCGTGACGCCGACGTAAAGCAGAGAGCCTCGACCGTCAAAGAACCGGTACACGCAAGCCCCTCGATCCATCTCGTTCTCCTTTCTCAAAGCCTCGCCGTTCGTTCTCCTTTAAGTTCGCCCGTTCGTTCACCGTTCGCTTTAGCCCCTTTAGGGGGGCTAAGCGAACGAACGGTAGAACGAACGACCGAACGCCGGAGCGAACGCTCCAGAATCCCCTTGAGTTCGCGGTTTTCCGGAAGGGCGAACGGAGCGAACGCCGGCGAACGGAAGTTTCCCAAACGGCGAGTGAACGGCACCGAACGCCAGAACGAACGTTCGGTTTTGCCATTCTCAAAACGGGACAACATCCTCTTCGGGCTCGCGGGCCTTGAGCCCGTACAGTCCGCCAGGCAGGCAAACCACCTTCCCGGAATCCCTCATCTGTTTCAGGGCCCTTCGGACCGTGCCCGGCGGGATGCCGAGCTCCGACGCGATCTCCTTGGGAGCGTGGGCGCCGTTCGTGCGGAGGAACTCTCTGATCCGGACTTCCGCGGGGAGCTTCGCATCGGGAAGTTCCGCCGGATTCGTTCTGTGAACCGTGATACGATCCCGAAGGAAACTGTAGCGCAAGCCGAGTGGCGGGGAACGCCGGTCTTCGTTGCCCTTGTTGTGGGTCAAGACGATGTCCAGGTGCGAGTCCTCCACGACCTGGTACGCTTGGGCGTACCACACGCTCCGCGCCAGATTCCGGAAGAAGATGGAGCCGTAGACGGAATCCTTTTCCTTAGGAGTATGCGCGATAATCAGACTTGTCCTGCCCAGTTGGGAAAGTGGAGTGAATACCGACTTCGCCATGTCGAGAGGCTCTCGAGTCCCCGGGAGGGCGGCCAAAGCCGCCGAGTCGACGATGATCAAGATGGGATCCACTTCCATGACCGCTCGCGAAATGCGCTTCAGGTCCTGCATCAGGGGAATGGAACACCGGAGGTAATGGATCACGGGGTCCACGCCTAGTCCCTTTGACAGCCGGGTCAGGCGGCGGCTGAACACGTCACGATTGCTTTCGTAATCCAGATAAAGAACGGAGCCTTGGAACTGAAGTCGCAAGTCGACTTCCGGCAGGCTTTTCCCGGTCGAGGCCAGTATCCCCAACAAAATGGCGGTCATCGTCTTGCCGCTCGCCCCATCTCCGTAGATCACAGTTGGCAGTCCCAACGGAAGAATAGGGTGAACGAGATAACTCGTCTCTTCGAAAGCGCTGTCGGCCGTTTCCACGGTGAGAGGTTCGCCTTCGGTGGCTTTGTCTATGATGCGGATCGAAAGGTTGTCTATGACGGCGTCCCATATGCCCATGGGCGATTTATTTTCCAATTCCTTCGCCAAGCGACTCCGGGTCTGGAGGGAAAGTAGATTGATTTTCGTAGGCGGCAGGATACGCTTGCCAAGAGCGTAGATCGAAAGCAAGACAATGAAATCACCCATGGATTGGGAAAGGACTTCCGCCTCCGCTTGCAGGCCCAGTTCCGGCCATTCCAACCGGTAAATGCCGATCTCTTCCTTGAGAACGGCGACAGTGCGCGGCCGGTAAAGCGGCGTGTTTTCGGCTATTTCCCGAAGTTCCTCTATGGTGTGTCCCCCGAGCAGCCAGTCCGACACGTCTTCTTTCGGCCCCAATCCCGGAAGCTCTATTATCCGGATCTCTCGGGCGATCCCGTGCAGTTCTTCGGCCAGCTGGGTGCACCTCTGCTCGCCATCTGGATCGTTATCTTTCAGGATGTAAACGGTCCGTCCAACGAAAAACCTATCGTAGTCGGCGCGCCAGGCCTTCGCCCCTCCCATATTCGTGGTTGCTACCAGGCCATATGAGCGCAGATGATCGACGTCCTTTTCTCCTTCGCATAGCCAGACCGGTTCTTCGCGATCCGCCTTGATGAGTTCCGGCAAGCGATAAAGCACGCGCCGGACTTGGCTCAAGGCCCCTTGCCCTCCTCTCCAAGTCCCGGTCTTGGGGTCGTAGGCTTGTTGTCGAAAGGTCTTTTTCTTTTCTCCGGGAATGTAGTATCGCAGGACTCTGTACAAAGGGTTGCCGTATTCGTCTCGATAGACGTAAGCGGCCTGAAGGGTGCCGAGTCCAGTCTCGAACGGTTCTTCCTCTTCGAGAAACAGGTCCTTCATCTCGAGCCCCATGGCTCGGACGACGGTCTGCGGGGAGCAACCGGCGAAGCAGTGAATCAAGATGCGGTCGTCCGCGAGCTGGATCGAGAGGGAAGGGTTCTTGTCGTTGTGTGCGGGGCACAAGGCCATCCACGATCCGTCCGAAACCCGTCTGACGCCTTCCAAGCGGGAAAGGAATTCCTCTACGCTCGTCACGGGTCCTCCTTTCTGAAGGTCGCCTAAAACAAACGAAAGAGGGAAGGACTAAGCGGTCCTTCCCTCTTGCCTTCCGACTCCCGTCGCGGTATACTTCTTCATGGTTATCGCCTCCTTCGGGAGATTATAAAGCTCCCGCTGGGAAGTGGCAAGGCCTAGCGCTCGGCTAGGCCTTGCGCTTTCCTGCCTTCAAGTCAGAACCGTCCCCGTCAAGGTAAGGCGAAGCGAGATCTTGGGACAGATGTCCGTGGGGACATTTGTCCCTCCGCTCTTGACAAAGGGCAGCACCAGGTGTATATTATAGGTGGAAGGAGGCAGGAGATGAAGAAGCTGATCTGCCCGAGGTGCGGTGCTGAAGTGAAAGAGGTGGATCGTGGCTGGTGTTATTGTTCTGCTTGCGACACTTGGACCAAGACCGGTTGGTGCCGCAAGCAAGCCAAGTACGCGGAGGCTCAGTCGTGCTCAAAGTAAGTTATTCGGAGCTGACTGAGTTTGCTCAGTGCAGGAGGCGCTGGGAGCTTCGCTACCGGGAAGGCTGGCTTCCGCCTGAGGATCCCGAACCACTCGCGCTGGGCCGGGCCGTCCATGCGGGCCTGGCTGCCAAAGCAAAAGGGGATGATATAGAGCTGGCGACCGTCCAGGCCATAACCGAATCCACACTCGCACCAGATCGGAGGCGCTGGATCGCGGCCAAGGCGCTCCCTCTTGTCGAGGCGACGGAGATCCCAGAAGGCGAGGTCCTGGGCGTCGAGCATCGCTTCGGGCTCAAATGGGACGTGGACGGAATCCGATTCCAATTCGTGGGCGTTTTTGACTTGGTCCTTCGACGCGATGACCATGTCCTGATCCTCGACTGGAAAACCGTCTCCCGCATTCCTAATCGCGACCGGATGCGGGAACTTGATGACCAGTTGGCATTGTACCAGGCTGCGGCGATCGACCTGTGGCCCGGTGAAGACATCAGAACAGCATGGGTGGCTTTGAGCACTTCACTTAGGGGACGCAAGAGCGAGAGCCCAGTTCAGTTCAGGAGGAGGTGGGAAGAGGAACTCAGGAAGAACAAAGAGAAGTACATCGCTCAATTCCCAGTGGTCCTGACCCAGGGTCGTGTCCGGCGCGCGCTCGAGCGCGTGGCGGTCCTGGTCCAAGAACTCGAGGAAGGCAGGATCTACCGGAACCCAGGAGCTTGCTCGGCCTGGCCTTGTCCTTACGAGCTGATCTGCGATGACTCGAGCCGGGCCGAGGCCCTCGGGTTCCGCAAGTTGGAAAGGAGGCAGGATGGATCTTGCGATTGATCTTGCGGAGATCGAGAAGGTCAAGTCAGAGCTTTGGAATGGAAAGGTGGAGATCCAGCTCATCGGGAAGAACTGGACAAACGAAGTCGTCTTGCGGGGTTACACGGACGGAGACAGCCGAGAGGTGGTAGCCAAGCTCAAGGAACTGCTCGCCGCGACCGCGAAGGTCCTCGGCTACCTGGACCCGCAAGGCGAAGTCGGCCTGGTGGAGGTCGAGTGCCGCTACTGCGATGGCCTTTCGGACTATCCGGTGGTGGCCCAGGACTTGTTTTATGAAGCGAAAGAGGTGGAAGGTGCTGCCTAAAGAGAAGAGAAAGCCGAAGCTCGAGTTTCCCGAGCAAGCGACCTGGCTCGTGTACGGCCCGCCCAAGTGTGGGAAAACGACGAGCGCCGCGACCTGGCCCGAGCCCCTCATCATTGAGTGCGAACCCCACGGGGCGGATTACGTCGAGGCGTACGTCGTCGAAATAGACTCCCGCAGCAAGAACGGCAAGCCCGGCTGGGCGAGGGCCTTGACACAGTTGCGTAACGTGTACAAGGAACTGAGGGACGCCGAGCAGAAAGGGGACTTTCCTTGGAAGACCATCGTGCTCGACACCATCGACGTGATCGCCTCGTGGCTGGAGCAGGAGATCGCCCACAAGTTCGGGGCGACCCAGCTCGGCGAGGCTGGAGTTTATGGTGCGGATTTTGCTGCCCACAGGGATGCGGTCCTGAACCTGATTCGGGAGTTCCAGGCTTTTCCGACCCACCTCGTGCTCGTGGCCCACACCGCGTCTTTCAACCCGGAGTTCAGCATGGGAGCCAAGATCCTCGACTTGCCCGGCAAGCTCGGGAGGGCGGTCATGGCCGTGGTGAGCCACGCCATGTACTTGCAGGCTGAGGAACTCCCGGGAGGCGGCGTAGAACGGCGGTTCGTCTTCAACCCCGGACCGGCTATCGAAGCAGGATCCAGGCATCCGGTTTTGGCCGCCGCGGGTTCGTGCCCGCCGACTTTCCAGGCCCTCCGGGCCTTGTTCAAGGAACAGAAGAACGACAAGAAGGGAGGTAAGTGATGGGCTTCACCTTAAAAGAAAAACTGGAGCGGGGTGCGATGTTGCCGGAAGGGGAATATCCGGTCGTGATGGCCGACTGGACGAAGACGGAAGCCGCCTCAGGTTCTCCCATGGTCAAGGTCACCTGGGAGGTCACAGAAGGCGATTACGCCGGCTCGCGGATTTTCGACAATTTCGTGGTGACCGACCGGGGCATCTTTCGTGCTTGCCTGGCGCTCAAGGCGTTGGGCTTGCCGGAGGATACCTATTTTGAAAGTCCCGGCGACGTGGCCAACACCTTGATCCGCGAACTCAAGGCCGGGAAAGGACTCAAGATCGTGGTCAAGCACCGAAAGGGTCCTCAGGACCAACTTTACGCTAACGTCGCGGACTACTTGCCACTCGGAGAGCGGACGGAAACAGAAGAGACGGAGGTGCCGTTTTGAGGAGACGGGGCACGGGCCACTATATAGGCCCGTGCCCCAGCTAACTTGGAACAGATAGCGAAGGAAGAGGGATGACCCGCGAAGAGATCTTGAAGCTAGAGCCCGGCCCGGAACTCGACCGGCTCGTGTGCTCTCTGTTTGAGGCCGAGCCAGATCCACTGCCGGATGAATGGGACGTGTTAGGGCACATGTTGAGCGGCAAGCCAATACAGAGCCCCGGCGGTTGGTGGGTTGCCGTGTGTAAGTACGAGGAAGGGGACGTGCCTAAGTGGGCTCCCAAGCCGGTTTCCACTGACATTAAGGCGGCGTGGGAAGTAGTTGAGGATCGCAGGCGATGGGGCTGGACCTGGAAGATGACGGGCATAACTGGGCATTGGCATGTGGCATT